TTGTCTGCTTCGTTTTCCAATCAGACTCCATTATACAAGACCAAACTGCGATGTATCGGGTTCGATCTTGCCTGCATTGCGCTCTCTTTCGATTTCCTTGTCCATCTGTTTGATCTCGGCTTCATTGAAACCAAGCACATTTCTGCGTACCCATTCGTGAGAATAGTACTTACCTATGTATGCTTTAATATTTCCCAGTTCATCCACTTGTTGCTTGCGAAGTTCGGCATTCTTAAGTTCCGTGAACAGGTTGTCTTTGATAAAATCAAAAAAGATCGCCTCCCTCATTTCGTTCCACTCGTCGGGGACAATGACCTTCTTGAGGATCAACTGTTTGCGGAGGATATCAAAAAAGAACTCGGAAAACTTGGATCTGAGCCTATGGATATATTTCGTGAACCGCACCTCATCGCGGGTAATCTCAGTGGAACGCCCAAGCATAAATTGCTTGTCCTGTTCCAAACGACTTACAGGCACAGACAGGGCACGATACAGTTTCTTTTGGAAGTATACGACATCGGTAAGTTCTCCAAGATTCTGACCGCCTTGCAAGGTGGTAATCTCGGTACCTTTGCTGCCTTCACGGCGCGGAAGCCAATAATCCTCAAGCATGGACATGAACTTTTTGTCATCCCGAATTTCTCCAGACGCCGCGTCATAGACGAGACGATTGCGGTAACGATTCATCAGATCCTTGACATATTGCTCCGCCTTGGTCTTTGGGAGATTGCCGACATCTATGTAAAAGATACGGCGTTCGGGGGCACGGCTGATACGGTAGATAACGATTGCATCTTCCAACATGCGAAGTTGATTAAGGGGTTTAATTGCTTTGTGTAGGAAGCCGACCGTTCGTTTATAGCGACTGTCCATCATACCTGATGAACAGAATGCGATTGCGTCCTCGCTGATCTTGATGCCTGATGGGTTGCCACTTAAGCGTGGATTGTCTTTGTTGTACAGATAGAAGTCCTTGTACCCCGTGATGATTTTTGTCCCATTCTTCATCGTTTCTTTGGTGTATTCACGGATTTTCTGAATATTCATAGGATCCACATAGCGCAGTTCTAGGATACCCTTTTGAGGGGCCTCCTCATCGATAATCAAATGAAAAAAGATCTTGCCATCGACATACCATCGACGGAATATCTCTGTTCCCTTAGTCTCAAACTGCATGACACGAAGGATGTTGCGGAACTCTTCGTGGATTCGTTCCTTGACATTGTCACTTACCTTCAAACGATCAAGGACGATTTTAACAGGAGACTTTTTTTCTCCCATTATAATTGCCTCATTCACCACATCGTCTACTGCAACTTCAACGATGGGATCCTGAGCCATTTCGCGGTACTTCATGGTCAATTCGAAATCGTTACGGACGGTGCCGTCGAGATCGACATACTGACCATAAAAACCACCCGCTTCAACAGGAATAGCCCCGTCATCGAATGTCGGAACGACAAACGACTTCAAAGCCGTTTCCTGCTTTTTGTTTTGTTTACTTCGCTCTAGACGAAATCCGAAAAGTTCCATTATGTAGATACCTCATGATTTTTCAATTAGGTGGTCACACCTTCAATTTCGAAGTACTGATATGTAATTGTCGCATCAAATGTGGAAGGCTCTGCTTGCGCTCCCATATCCATCGTTGTTTCAGAAATGGTTGTAGGCCAGCATCCGACCATCTTGTAACGAGCGATGGGGTTGCCTTCTCGGGTGAGTGGTGTAATCGTCCAATCAGTCATGAACTGATTCATGGCGTTCGCACCGACATTAGTGCGATTCGTGTTTATGAGGTTCATCCATGCTTCAAACGACTTACGAAGACCATAAGTTCCATCGTTATAGCAGGAGATCGACCAATCTGCGAAATTGCGATCACCTGGATACTTGAATGGGCGGCCCATGTAGAAGGCTTGGTTGGTGTTGATAGTCGAAGAAGGAATTTTGGAAGACTTGCACAGGAACGAAATCTGTGCCGCTGGGTTTCCACCTCCCGCAGCAGTGGCTACGGCATTGATGGCTCCACCAACTGCTCCACCAAAAAGCGCACCCGCAACAGCGGCTGCGCCCTGAATCGCCTCTGTAGAACCACCAGGGAAGTTGCCTTGGACAAGGAACAGGTTGTTTCTTGCAAGACCATTGATAAGATTAGCGCGGAATGCGTCGATGCTGAACTGTGACATTTAGGACTCCTTGTGGGTATTTAGTGGGGTTTCCTGCATCACAAATCAGGCTCCGACCTCGCTAAAGTTCACACCTGTGCGAGTGGCGATAAAGTTCAACTGAATGAAGTTGATGCTGCGGTTTGGCTTGATATAAATGTCTGCAACAAACCGATTGTTATCGATTACTTCAGGTGTGTTGTTTTTCTCATCGCACACGACCTTGAAGTCAACAATACCGCGACGAGCCTGAACATCGCGCAGGAATGGTTCGACAAGTGAACGGAACTGTGACCGTGTAAAGACATCATTGAACTCAAATAGGCTGTACTTTGCAGCGGTTGAAATTGCTTTCTCAAGCACGATGAACAGACGGCGCACATTGATGCGGTCAAATGCAGAGGGCTTGGATTGGGCAGTCTTGTCTCCATAAAGGACGGTTCCCTCGCCCGAGAAGGTGGCAACAGGATTGATGCCATTCTTGTATAAAATGTCTCTAGCAGCCTGACGGGGCTGGAACGCCAACTTGATCACACCACGAACCTGACCACGGTTGAACCCTGCGGGACTATACCAAGGATCGAAGTTCACATCGGAACGAGCACAGAGACCTGCAATGTCGCCGTTCAGCGGCACCCAACGGTTCTTGTCGTTGTAGATGTCGTACATGTACTTGTAACCGCTGTCGATGACGCAGTACGAAGACGAGCCGATGTTGTTGCGGTACTGGACAGCACGATCCTGCTTGACCTGATCGGTCTCGTTTGGATCCTTGTTAGGCACCGAGAGGAATGCAACGCAATCCTTACGGGCATCAACGATGTCCTTGATCGAAGGAGCAACGAGATCAGCGACAGAAGTCGTGAGATCGTTGGCGGGGGTGAATGTCTTGTCGGGGCCGCCGATGATGAGGTTGACATCAACAGTTTCTGCATCGGCAAAGAGGTAATATCCTTCTGCTTCTGCATCGGGATCTTGACCAAAAGCAACTTTCTTGTAGTCAGTCAGATCTGCGGCCAGACCGTCATTGCCGTTCTTGAGTTGCCATACAGCGACACCAAAGGAGGTGTTGGTTGCAGTCACGCCCGAAGTTGCAGCAAGCGATCCCGCTGCGTAATACTTGTACTCGTTGCTAGACCCCCAAGCACCTGTGGAACCCTTGAATAGATCACTATAAGTAGTAAGAGCGGACTTATTTACAGCGGCAATGTACTTGGATGTGCGATTGATACGATCAACATAGTAGTTGCTCGTACCGTCTGAAGAAACAACATTGGGAAGGAACGACAGACCTTGGAACTTCTCAAGGATTGTGTTACGAGTTCCTGTTAGAAGACCGTTCCTGTCAATGACGATCATATGAAACTCGTCGTTTGCACCACCAAGATCCGAAACATAAGTTGTGGTATTTGGCTTGGAATCAAACTGTTCGCCATAAGTCCAAGTGCTGAAATCTCTTCCCGAAGCAGTGTATCCCGCAGAAGATGCAGTCACAGAAACGGTTGCGCTGCCGCAAATCTGAACTTCTAGTGTGTTTCCCAAAACACCAGGATAACGAGAAACAAACGAACCGATCTTGGTGACATCGGCAAATTCAAACTTGTCATCGTTTTCGATCATGGCATCATCGCTGTTTTCAGCGGTGCCACCCGTGTAACCAAATCCGTTGGCATTGACCATTCCGTCAATTTTAGCGCGAACGACCTGAAGATTGTTACCGTAACCAAGAAAGTTGGCGGCGGGGAACCACCACTCAGCAACATCGTCATCGGGTGCGCCAAAAAGTTGAACAAGGTTGTTCTCGCTATCAACGAGAATGCGCTTGTTACATGGGCCCAATTGAATAGGCCCACGATGCCTGCATTGGTTGTCGCAACAGCAGGGACGATTGTGGTCAAGTCCTTCTCTGTTACATTCACGCCTGGGGAAAGTTGGAATGCCATCTCGGTCTCCTTGGATTGGTTTGATAGACAGGGGTATTTATTAGTTTGATCATTTCACTTGATCGTTACAAAATTTCGTCCGCATCGTTCAGCCATGATCTATCTAGCATAGATTGTTTAGGTTTCTTCGTGGGTTCGCTAGCAAGCATTCTCGCTGCTTCTTCGATTTCGTCTTCTATGCTGTCTAGGAAGCCGAAAGGTGTCAGGTCTTCCTCCAGTTTCTTCAGTTTTTCCTCAAAGAGCCGCTTGCGTATATCTAGATTGACCAAGTCCTTGAAGTATTCTTGTGTGGTCAACCAACCGAACATGACCAAGCAAGCCATCAAATCGTCATGATAGCCCTCCGTAGCCTCATATGACCCCGACTTGGAAATGTAGGTACTGATCTCAGCGATAATATCGAAATCATTTACTATCAATTTGTCGTTTTCGATCATTTCTTTGATTACGAAGCAACCCGCCTTCTTGATTTGGCTACTCATCTTCACGCCGTTGTATATCCTGCCAGTGCCAAACCCTTCACCGACTTTTTGACCCTTCTTGCCTTTGATATTGATTGTGATGACATTTTCATATTCAAGTTCGTCCTTGAGAATGTCTGCGACCTGTTGCCCTGTATCGTTGATCTCAAACAGAACATATGCTTCGTTGTACTTCTCAAGGATCGACTTGATCAGGTTTGGAAATATAGGGATGGGAATAGTATTGTTTCGATATTTTGCTACAACCTTATATGGCATAGCCGTCACATCTAATACCAGCATGGCATTGTAGTCCTGCCCAATAGCCCTGCTTGAGTCAATCAGACCTGTATAGATGTGTCCCTTAATGGGATGTTCGTAGATCGCCAATCCATCCTCAGTTTCCATTAGAGGAGTTTGAAATGCCAAGGCAGCAATCTTCGATGCCTTGATCAGGGTCTCCTGCGATCCGAGAAACTGACATTCGTATTCCGAATACCACTGTCGCTCGGAGGTATTCTTGATTGTCGTTTCCTTGAACTTGTCATCACGCCATGGTACTTGCCACCAATTGGCTTCTACAGGCACAAACTCAGATTTCCCGTTCTTGGCGTTTTGCCACATCTTGTAAAACATATTGAGTCCGTTTGGTGTGGAGACGATGATCGTTTTCGATGTCTTTCCTGAAGTGATCGTGGGATACACAGATGTGAAGAATTCTTCTGCAATCTGCTCAGGAACGAACGCAAACTCGTCAAGCAGCAAAAAATTATAGGACGAGCCACGGACGGCACTAGATGATGTGGATGAGCAGATAACCTTGGAGCCGTTCTCCAAAGTTATGCTTGTCTTATTCCATTCAATAATGCCCTGCTGCAACCACTTCGGAAGATTTTCGTATGCAACCTTGAACCGATCCATGATGTCAGTCGCCGTCTTCAGTTTGTTGGCTAAGATCGCAGCCTTGTAACTTGGATTGAATAGCACCAAATGCAGAATGCATGCTATTAGAGTTGCGGTCTTGCCACTCTGACGAGGGATCTTGCAGATTGTGAATCGATTATTGAATACCGAACGGACGATATCCTTTTGAAAATCGTACAATTTGAAGGGCATCAAGCCTTCATCAATAGTTACCACTTTGATGTAGTTTTCAATAAAATATATTTGGTCTTCGGAGCATTTGATGTACTCCTCTAACTGCTCCTTGGTGAAATCTTGCTTGACATAAGCACCTTTGAGAAGTGGATTGCCCAAATATGTTTCATGATCATTGCTCATCTATAATATCCCCTCGATCAAGAACCTTTCGTTGCTCCCGAATCATCTTCTGTAAATCAGCCGTGCTGCCCACATAGATGGAGTTATTCGTGACCGATGGGGTCTTCGTCTTTTCTTCTTTCTTAAGATCCTTCATGCGGCGATGAATGTCCATCAGCCTGTTGTTTGCTTCAAGAGAAGACTGTATAAGTTGCGCCATGACCTCGTAGGCACGGGGTTGTTGACTGTCCTGAGCCAATTCGCCAATGCCTTCGATGGCTTCCTGCGATTTCTCAATGATGCACTTTAGATTCTTACGAACCTCGTCGTAGTCGCTGTCTGCATCTGAGGAATTGTATTTGCGATTTGTGGAAATCGCTTTTACTGGAACGATATCGTTCGCTTTGGGATTTGGTTCGATCCCTAAGGTGTTTGCGATGTTCATGTCGATGTTGCCCACGGCTCCTCCTGTCATTATGTTCCCCATGGTGTTGGAGGATACTCACGAATACTGACATTCGCATGTGTAGCCCCTGCGCCTGTCCAGCCTGCTGTTAGGGACGGTGTATAGCCTCCTGCCGTGATACCCGCAGCCGCAGACACCCCGATGTCTGCATATGGTCTGAATGCCGCTGTAGATGTCGTACTTGGCGAGAAGTCCTTGATGTCGAAAATGTTGACATTCGTGTTGAGAATGAGGGGTGCTTCCTTGACAGGCCCATATAGGTACATCTTTGCGATGAACTGGACGGTGGCAAAGTTGACCTTGCGTTGCGAGTAGTCCCCATATGAACCATCGTCCCCTTCAGTCAATGCAACTGTCGAAAGAACGATTGGCACATCTACATCCATGTCCATCCCATCAATTGCCTTGATTGTGAACACATATTCAGGCGTAAAGTATGGAAGGATCTGCTCGACAATCTGCAAACAGTCATCCATGGTCTTTGTCATTGCACTCAGAGTCATGTTCATATTGTAAGGAACGCGCTCCCATCGCTTCTTCAGCGATCCACGATCTCCCGCGTTGTATCCAATGGTGGATTGTACACTGTTAAGTTTGCGCGATGAGTCGTATTGCAGGGATGATATCTCAAAAGCCAAGCGTGGGAGATAGTTTTCCAAGCGCACCTGTTGCTGATCAAAGTCAGTTCCAATACGATCAAGCCGCTTGATGAACTTTTGCTGTGGCCCATATGCAATAGGAATGCGGATGCGCTCTTTTTCACTGCCGTTGGCATTATTGCGAACGAGATGCATATTATTGAATAGTGAAGCGAAGCCGACCACTACCTTTCGAACTGTGCCGTGATAGTAATACTCAAGCATGAATCATGGATCTCCGAATGGGTTGGACTCATCGAAGTTGAATATAGACTCTGCCTCAGTTTCGATCTTTTCGTTCTTTGCTTCATCAAGGATGCCCATCGTGTCATCCTTGCTGAGAATAGGTGCATATAGATTAACACCCGCTTTGGCTAGGTAGGCGGTTACTCCCTTTGCCGTTTCTTCGACCCAAGTACCAACAACATTGGATAGAGATATTCGGAGCGGATTGACGCTAGGTTCATACGAGTAGACCAACGCCCTTGCAGACGCTCCCGAAGTTGCTCCTGTAATTGATCCATTCGCGTATTGATAAACGCTGTCGCCTTTTGCAAAAGATCCTGATCCATATATTCCCCCAAGGTTGAGGTTGACTTTGAATCCTGCCTCCTCGTTGATTGCATCGAGTTCAGAAACACCAGTATCGAAATCTTCTTCTGAATACTGAAAAAGTTCGCATGTTAATTGATATGAATAGAGTTTGCCCAATTGATAGAACGGGTTCTCATGCTCCACAAACTTCACCTCAAATAACCCCTTGCTGATCGGAAGATAGAGTAAGTCTCCTTCTATGGGTCTATCCATACCTGTTTCTCGTTTGAATCGCTTCTTAGACACAGTAAACTTTATGCTATCGCGGATCTCCAAGCCGAATTTGGTAAATGTATCGCCCCCTTCAAATGCTGTAGTCGTATCCATGTACATTTCGATCATCTTAAACTTGGTAAACTTTGAATACTGCGACTCTCCGAAGAGATCGTCCCGTGTTACCATCTGACGCGGGATGTAGTACATCTCATGCCCATATATTTTAATCGTCTCTAAAGTCAGATCCTCAATGAGGTTCTGCTCGGGCTGATAAGTCTTGTTGTTGACACGGATGTATGGGTTTAATGTCATGCTTTACTTTTTATCCCATGATGAAGTCAACAGGCAATTCGCCTTTCAGGATGATTTCCTTCTCAATCTCTTCCTTCTGCTGCCAAGAATCTTTCATCATCGACTGTCCATCAAGAGTGATATCGCCTGGCAACTTGATGCCACTATACTTGGAGAGATTGACTCCCCATTGCCAACGAACAAGAGCCACTGTGTACTTTTTCAAAAGGCGGTCGTTGTAGATTTCGGGGTATACACGCGGATCAAGGATGCGATAGGCTTCGATGATCAAGAACATTCCTTCGTTTAACTGGCGTTTGTCTGAGTCAAGATATAACTTGTTGGCGACTCGATTAAATCGAATGCTTTTGTCGGGCGACAGGAACTGACGGAGCAATGAAAGATATTGCTGTGTCATGTCATACTGGATAAGATCGATGGTTCCGAAAGTATAGAGATCGTTCAAAGCATATTGATAGCGAACATCAAACATACCCACAGACTGTTGTGTGAATGGAAAAATCCTAGTGACGCTAACAATGAGATTTTGAAGCAGAACATTCTCGGGACAGTCGGGATCTTGACTGTTTTGTATCGCCTGATCGTCCTCAAATCCAGATGCTCCCGAATTTAGAGAAAGGCGGTTAGTGGCAGTAAAGGAAATGTACCCATTGTCAATGTCCGTTTGGGACAATTTGTACTTCAAGTAAACCTTCTCCACACCATCGAAGTGATATTCGGAGAAAAACTGAAGAGCATCATTGAGACGATCTTCTAACTGCTCTTCTGCTATATTGATTTCAACTACTGGGTGACCGTTTGCGCGAAGTGCGTACTCTTTTAGTTCCGCTCTTGTTGAAATTAGTCCGCTGCTGCAATTCGACATTTGGCGGTACCTCCTCAGGATATTTAGCCTTTATGTCGAGTTCAGGTGTCAACTCTTTCTTGGCGGCTTCGACTTGAGCGACCACCTCTTGATTCTCATTGAAGGTCTCGGCAAGCAATCTGGAGAAATCATCAATACGAGCAAGGTAGCGGTTACCATCTTCCCACTTGCCAACTACAGTCCAAGATTTATGTTTGGTTCTGTAGTGTCTGCGATTTCCATCATAAAACATGACAACCAAGTCATTTGGATACTGATATGATGGTTCTAACCTTTTGAAAAGGCATAGAGAAATCTTTAATCCATTCAAGTAAATATGGTCTTTATCGTGCTTGAACATGGTTATGGATTAGTTGGCAACTGAGTTGTCCTGCCTTTGAATGTTTCATCGACCGTTTGCGTGTCAACCATTGCTGAGAATGTGGTGTCATCCAAACTCATAACTATCTTGGAATTGATTGCTTGCACACGACCCTGACCTTGGAATCTCGGGGTTGTTGTTTTGGTGACAGGATCCTGTCCGCTGATACCTTTAGATCCTTGACTAGTTGGTAGAAGATCAGGCGACGAAATATTGGAGTTGATCGCAAAAATTGCGAACTTGTTGTACTCAGTACCTTCCGCAATCCCCACATTAGTCCCGCCCTTATTACCTCCTGTATCAGAAAGGATGCGAACAAAGTCCTTGACTCTGACATTTGCATTGACAGCAAGAACACCTGGCCCAATGATGTCCGTATCACCCATGGAAACATTTCCATTGACAACCGTAGTTGGGGCGCGATTGCCTTTGATATGCGTCTTGCCGATCTTGTCCAAATCGCGGGTAATATTTACTATCGCACCAGTATCAGCGATCATGGGGAAAGAGTTACGCGAGAAGATTGACCCCGCAATTTCGCCATTCGATCCACTGTCGGCAGCAAAACCATAATAAGAATCCGATACTGTACAATGTTTGAGGATGATTGTTCCTTTATTGGTTGTATGTGCTGCAACTGGATAGTTGAGGAACATGGAATCTCTAGCCTTGATGGTACCCCCATCCGTCTGCAATCCGATTGCGTTGCTATATGCACCACCAGTTACGAAAGATGAAAAGGCAGTATCATTCAGAGCCGATGTAATGGAGTGATTGATAAATGCAATTCCATCACCGTCTGTTGCTCCCACAGCCCAATCACCGATGTATGTCCGTGTGTTTCTTCCCGAGAATACAGCACCATTTGAAGATGTTGTGTGGATGGTCACTCCGTATACATCGACTGAATTCACATAGTTTGCGAAGTTTTGATTGAGGAGGTTCCCGAAAGTCATCGAACCTTCGTTCTTAACATGCAGTGTGAAATACTGTCCACTAATGCCAACAACTTCATGACCGCCGATAAGCATGTTCATAACACCGCCTGTGCCACTTGTGATGCCATCGAAGCCTGACGAGATGCCATTTGATGCTGTAGTACCTCCAACCAATGCAAGCGGTGGCAGGAAGCGCACTGCGCTTCCCGTAGCGGCAATCATGCTCTGTGCTGTGCCGATGTTGACTTGGAGAGCAAAGCGAGTGCTATCCGTAGCACCCAAAGCCGTGTAAAGGGGAAGGAATGTGATTCCCTCTACTGTCTGTGTGACAACGCTACCCTGCTCTGCGCGGATATAAAGATCGCGGTCGATGTAGTTGAACCAAGGCTGATTCAGCGTGTATACACCGCGTGTAAGAATGATATCAAACGGTGTTGCAAATGCTGAAGCGGAATCATTGATGACCGATAGGTTGTACACCGTCGAACGATTGATCTTGACATTTGGATTCGGAGAAACAGTCAGCGGCTTTGCCCGTAAGCCATATTGGAATGAACTCTCATTCACAGAGTTGGTCGGATCTCTGTAGTAGAAAGGTGCATCTGTTATCGGTGTGATGTTGTTTGCCGCAAACACCGACATTGCATAGTTAAAGTCTGTCGGATACAGGGGATCCATCGACAGATCGTTAATGAATATCTTATTCGGATTGCCAATAATGCCGTTCTTGTAAATTGAGTCTGGCGAAAGCCAAATCGATTTGGCACCATTACCATCACCACCAAAAAAGGTGCATTCACAGTCTTCACCAGGTCGGCCAGGCGGGCCATCTTCACCATCTATACCGTCTTCACCGTCTTCACCTGGGGATCCTGTGGCTCCTGTGGCTCCTGTAGCACCTTTATCACCAGTGGCTCCTGTGGCTCCCGTTGAACCAATGCCAGTTGCACCCGTGGGGCCGTGTGGGCCAATTTCAATTCCTGGCCCTTCGAATTGCCGATGGCGAATAATCCAATTTGTCGCCACAAAAGGCGGCATCAACGAAATGGATTCGTTTTCTGCTGTGAATCCCGCTTCATATGAATTAGTCTGAGCAACATCTACTGTGCGCTGTGCGGCTGCAATTGCAACTCGGTTTGTTGCCCCACTGGCGGTTGACTCTGTAGTGTACAGATAGTTGCCGTGATCTGGGATTTCGTTGGATGCTAGAAGATGCGTATCATCGCCGCCAATCTGACCGCGCTTCAGATCGCTAAGACCCGACGAATACCCAACACCGAATGCAGTTCTGGCCCGCATATCGGGAATAAAGAATCGATCAGAGGTTGCCCCTGTTGCTTCCCCGTTCTGAAGTGACTTGATGGTTATCTGAGAACTTGCAACAGCACCGCTGAAATTTACAGGAGTGCAGCCAGGGTAGGTTCTTTTGTACTGAAAGCGAACTTCCGTGATATTTGCTGCCACCAACGATCCGATGGCATAATCATTTGTACCTCCCCAACCGATTTTATAGTCAAGATTAGTATCATTTCCTTGCGCATCAACAAGACCATGAGCAGTTGTTCCAGGGTAGTCTTCATGCCCCTCTGAAGCAAACGAAATGATAATATCCCGATGTACATTATCGACGGGGCCAGTCGTACTTGAAACGAGACCTGTTACACTGTACTTGTCTCCAATAATCTCGTAAAGATGGCTGTATACTTCACCATCCATTGGGTTCTGGCCCACTTTACGGACAGCAGCACCATCACAGATTCTCCATGTAGAAGGAACTGTATTGAAACTACCCGCCCATGGAATCATAGATCCCACTGGTGAGAATAAAGATGCGCTAGATGACTGTGGCAAGGCATTGATTACAAACCCCTTATCGGTGTCCGTTGCAACAATTATGCCCTGAATGTAGGAAGTCCCATCAAAATTACGGATTGGAGTAAGGAATCCTGCATTCGTTGCGGATAAGTAATAGACATTTCCTGCTGTGAGAGATACTGCACCATCGTCAATGTCCAAGGCGGTTCCTTCGAAATCGATTTCGCCTTGGTAGACTACTGTAATCGATTCCGTTGAAGCCGCCTCGACAACACCCACCGTCTGAGATGTTTTCAAATCATTGGCAAGACCTAAAGAGAATCCTGTAACACCGCCAGTATAGATTACGACATTGCCTGCTTGGAACCCATGCCCTGAAGGAACGGCCCAAGTGTTGAGGATCCTGCGACCATCGCTACCGCCGCCGCCGCCGATAATTGGGATTGCACTATAAGCCATTAGTGGTGTTCCTACCTTTGTAGAGTCAGACTGCCACTATTTAGTAGCAATCTTTATCCCTGCTCACCTTCGTTAACGATGGCATCGGTGGCGAACTTGAGATTGGCTTCAATGCGTTCCTTCTGATCGGGCGGGAATTTTCCCTGTTGCAGCAACTGAACGCTTGCAATACGAGATTCGCGGTAGTGCCCCGTCCAAAACGCCGCGATTGCAAACTCGTCCAAAAGTGCCCATTCATAGATTCCCTGACCGACAAATAAGGCACCCTCGGGGTATCGAATCTTTAATCCTTGCTTGGAGAAGCGGTAGCCTTGATCAAACCGAGAGAAAGCACGGCAGAGACGGGCAGCAGCCCACAGGCTCTCTGCTCTCCATGGGGCGGTCTGATATGCCTTGAAGTACAACTGAATGATGTTGTCAACAGGCTTCTCCAATATCTCCATGATCCGACCTGCCTGATAAAGACTGTAAAACACTTCCTCATTCCAACCACCAAGATCTGCTCGTTTTAAATACGCTTGAAGGGCGGGTTCCCATTGTTGTGCGTCACGGTATGATTGAGCAAGATAAAAATGATAGCGATTGAAGTCCTTCTCTTCGATCTTACCAGTCGCGAGTGCTGCTTCAAACTTCTCAGCGTCCTTTTTGTACTTATCGGGGTCAGAGGAACGGGCACCATCCTGAATCGGGGTGTTCATGAACCCACGGGCGAAATCGCGAGTACTGATTGGATCATGGCAGTCCACATACTCATGTAGAATGCCACGATAGTAGAACCGCTTCTTGTTGCTTGTCATCTGCGGACGGTGATATCGTGTTTGCCCGTAGTGAGCAAAGATATTGTAAAGATCCGCATTCAGAGTCTCTTTGAACTTCAATGGATCGAAGCCTGGCTCATAGACAAGAATCTCGTCTGCATCGATCATGAATGCATAATCGATATCCGTCTTTTGACAGAGTTCAAGAGCCTCACTGCGGTTATGACCGAAGTCGATCCATGGACGCTCATGCAATTCGCCCTTGATGTTGTTGCGCTCAAAAAAGTCTTTGATCTTTTGCTGAGTGCCGTCTGTCGAGCCTGTGTCAACGATCACCCAATAGTCAATGATCGGAAGAACTGAGGACAAGCACCGCTCAATAACATGAGCCTCGTTTTTGACAATCATAGACAAACTGATCGTCTTGTGCTTATTTGGGGTGGGATTTGCCGAGGTTACTGCGGCAGTCGGGGATGTCGAAACAACCGAAATCGGTGCATCAATTGTCATATTTTCGCTCATTGTGAATTCTCCATAATGAAGTAGGGGGTGTCAGATATTTAGTGGCGACAAATTCGGAAAGTAGTTCGCATTAAGGAATTTTCGTAATTTCGGGATAGATAGTAATCATTCCCTGAACTATTCTTTGAACATTTGCACTTCCATTTGAGTGCAATTCAACATCGTAAAACCAAATGCCTGCTTTTGCTGATGCAGATGCGGTGGCTCCTAAAGAAACAAGAATGTTCCCCGTTGTGCCTGTGATTGAGGTCGTAAAGTTTATGGAGGATGAAGATGAATAGAAGCGGCGCATTTGTGCATATGCGGTGAATCCGCTAGAAATGTCCGTAGGAACCCCATCTGTTCCTTTTACCACATAAGAAAAGGAAAAGTTTGATCCTTGGTCTATGTCATGATTGATTACGGTTGCCATCTTAGTTTTTTTATGAGATAGAAAATTATCCTGTATACTCAACAACTAGTCTTATATCTGAAAGATAAGAGAAACCTGAACCATTTCCTGGTTCTGTAACCGCATATTTACAGTCGTTTGCCAAATTAGAATACTGTGGTTGGTAATTGTCAATCTTTCTCCAAAACCCGTAAGTGTCTTGGTTGCCTCCACCACCATTACTCCATCTAATTTGTAAATGACTTATTGTGTCAAACGCTGGATCATTTTGCTTCCAAGAAATTCCCCCTCCTGTTGTTGTCGCGTTACCAACAAAATTCCACTTTCTGACTTTCCCATAATTAACTCCTGCTATTACCAAATCTGAATATGAATGATTGATGCCTGTGATGCTAGACGAGATAGGGGGAGTATAGTATTTTTCGATTTCGCCAGTGTTGGGATTTAAAAATTCTCGTGTATCCAAAGCCGATGGTTTTCTGCATTCGCCGCTTCTATAAAAACCAACATGATGAATATGATCATCAGGATGCGTATTTCCATTGTTCGGCCCGCAATTGCTGCCGCCGCCTGCATTACCATGACCGCCAATTTGAATAATGCTAGTGGCCTGGCTTTTACTGGCAATGACTTTGGAATAAAACAAGGGGTTCAGTTCGGCTGGAAGGCCTTTTACAAAATTATAAGTCCAACCCCCGCGGCCTGTACCTCCTCCCGTATCAACCTCAGCACGGAACGCGAAAAGAAAGGGGTGCGCGCCAAAAAGTGTTCTTCTTGCTTCTAGTGAAGGATTCGAATTTATTATATTGTAAGGCAGTCCTCTTGCAATAGAAATAGATCCTCTAAAGTCTGGTGTAATAAATTTCCTGTTTCCCGCCTCATCTATAAAGGCACCGCGTAAATGCATAGGTCCTTCATCTCCAGCATTATCGACATTAATATCGCCATGGTTAGCACTACCTAAATCATTTCCAACAGTCCAAATTTCTACTTTTGGATATACTTGTGTTGCTTGCTGTGCGTTTTCGCTTGCTTTCACAAAGATAGCCGTTGCGTTTTGCTCATTACCATTTTCTTTTTTTACTCTTATTTTTCTATTTCCAAATGAAACAGAATTTGGATTGCTTTCGCTAGTTTTTATGCGGATGTCACCGCCAGATGGATTAAAAGGAGTAGAAGGCATTATACAATGTACCAAATAGTTCCTACTGGAGCAGCGGCAACTTCAGCAGAGTTTGGAATGGTTGTTTGAATATATGCCTTTGGTGATACTGATCCTGAAGTCCATCCTCCCAAAGTCAAGAAATTAGTAATCTGCGCATTTCCCGAAACAGTTAATGCGTTCTGACTTCCAGAGAGTCCTCTAATAGAAACATCTCCAGTAATGCTTACATTTCCACTTATTCCTATTGCCGCAGTATTTACTGAACTAGCAACAATATTCACTCTACTTCCCTGAACCGTAGCAGTTGTATTACTTTGTATTGAAACAGGCCCTGATGTTACTGTGAGTGGGCCATTGATCAGTGCGGATGATGTTTTAATGAATGATGAACTCAATCCCCCGCCAACAATTGCATCAACATTATCAGCACCACCGCCCAATCCCACAACATGAATAGTTCCTGTGACCGTCAATGCGCCATGGAAGGTATCGTCCGCATCATTACGAAGGACTCTTGCATTGGTACGGAACTGTGCCCGATCAGCATCTGTCAATGTACGGGCGGCACCACCCGTAGTCGTATGATTGATGTCGTAGCGAATGTAATAGTTGTCGTGATTGTGCCCAGTCAGAATTGTTGCTTGAAACCCCTTCTTCGAACGAATGATCCAATGCATACCAATGTTTGGTGGAATGATATCAAACGGTGTCGGCTCACTACCTGTTCCCTGCAATCCGCCTGTTTGGTTTGACGAACTGCCAAAAGAAGTGCTAAAGGAATCAGTCTGAACAACAGAGTTTAATGTATGAGTGTGCGGTGGGATATTATTTTCAAGAAGGACAACTTCTGATTCGCCATTTATAGTTCCCAAGCCAATCGCAGGGGTGATGTTTCCACTTCCTGCCAAACCACTTGCATTCGACACACCAAAGACAGTCCGTCTGCGTAGATCTGGGAGGAAGAAGACAGAGTGACCAACAGTCGAAGCAACAGAACGACCATAAATCTTGACTTCCGTGTTTTCGGGAACACTTGTGAACGGGCTAGTAGTCAGAGTGACGGTTCGTTCAGACTCGTTAGTGGAAGCAACAATAGCAGATGCACTACCTGTAGCCCATACAAAATTCAGAGCATCTCCCGCAGTTAAACCGCGTGTATCACCATCTACAGTTACTTCGTCTGCATCTGATACAGTCGAAACTGCATAGTGATTGTGTCCGATAGCAGAGTAAAGATCATTCCACTCGTTTTGAGACTTGACAGATCCATCACACAGCAACCAACCATCGGGAATTTCATTGATTGTTCCCGCAAACGGTTGAACTGCTCCGATAGGTGCAGCAGAACGCAAGTAAACCAAATCGGTCGGGGTATCGCCCACGATCACCCCTGTATAATTAATCACATATCCCGAGTTGTATCCTGTGGCTAGGAAGATTGCCTTGCGTACTTCTCCCGCCTGAACTTCATATGCACCGCCATCAGGATTGCTGATAAGGCGACCTCCAACATCAGGATGCAGATAGTATGCCTGTCCTGTAGTAAGTGGATAGAGCCCCAACAGCCCACCACCATTAGTCAATCCTTTGATGAATCCCTTGGTGATGACGCTGAAGGAGTTTCCATTGACGCTTTCGACCATGCCAATGGCTTCTGCATTTGGAACTGTATTTGCCTGAGCAAATGTCAGCGTTCCATCAAAATCAAATCGCACAACATGACCAACAGAGAAAGAGTGCCCTGTTTGACTAAAACGCTTTCTGATCGCATCTGCGCGAATCCAATCTTCATGTAATCTGCCGTCATCAATTGATACTGGAATAGACCATGGGGTTGCAGTTGTAAGTGCATGGGCACCATCAAGTTGATCCGCGTTGAACCACTTGACCCAATTTGTGACAGGCACATTGGGATAAACCGCTGGCCCTGTGCTTCCCGAATAAACCACACCGAATGTGATTCCTGCGGCACCTGTTGCGCTGTGCCACATGCTGAGTTGTTCGCCCACCTGATACTTGGTGAAAGAATCTTCATTACCGTAGTAGGTGAATGTATCATCGGTTCCTGCTCCATATCCATATGAAGCAAACTTGGAGGAGACGATGTAGTTGTTCGATCCAGTTACACCGAGGTTGGTGTTACTGAAGAATCCATTCCAATCTACTGCACCTTCGGGTGCGTCCTTCCACCAAACAAAATACTTGTCGCCCGAGGCTCCCTTGACATCAAGTCCTGCGGGTTGGAGGAGGTTATCGCTATAGAAGTCTGTGCCATTCGTAACACCACCTGTTACGACAAGTGCGCTTGTGTGTGATGCACCTGTGACGATGATGAAACCGCCCACCACGATGTCATCCACACCGCCCTCACTAAAGGCACCGATACGCATAGTTCCTGTTGTTCCCGAAGGAGCAACAGACCAGTTTGCAAGAGTACCAATTGTGGTTGCGCTTCCCGCTGTCGGGTTTGCTACGGTGTCGTTGTAGAAGAAAGTAAGACCCGAAGCAAAAGATGTTCCTGTAAGGCTTGTTCCTGCGACTGTGAACTGACCGAACCGCGTATATGCCAACTCAATCAGTTTGTCTTCAATTCGAAGATCGTTTGAGTCAACATACGAGATATCGTCGCTGATTGTAAGATTGCCAATGATGTCAACATTACCTTGGATTGTAAGTGAACCATTGCCATTGTCGCCGAATTCAATTACATTTGGCAACATTCTTTTTGCGACGGTTCTTTTTGGCGTGCCCTCAGCACCTTGCCGAGTATCGCTTTTGTCGCTGATGATCACATAATCATCAACTGCGGGATTCGCCGAAGATCCCGTACCAAGATCCTCAAGACTAATCGCATCAATTACTACCTTGTTATAGTTGTTCGTGAATGTAGGCTTGCCAATTCCAATACCAGCACCAGCATTGACCGAGATAGTGACAACGCCGTTATAATAGCCACCCGAGCAGCCAGTTTCCTTAATCAAACCGCCATTAGTTGGGCCTACATCAACTTCGTAGACATTAAACGCGCTTGTCGATTGAATAATTTGGTTCGTTCTGTCGAACCATGTATTGAAGGTATCCGACAGGACGAGTGGCTGAATGTTGATCAGGTCTGCTGCTGTACAAGACATTGGCTATTCACCGTTCCTCAATGAGTTTAGAGATGATTCCCTTGAGTTCAGACAACTCATGCTCCAACCTATTTATCCGATCCTTTTGTGCTCGGGCTTCCTGTCTGCGCTTTTCATATGCCTTGACAGAGTCCCTATCAGTAGACAGGAGGGCACCCGACCGAGTGTCCCTCACCATCTTCTCGTTCTGAACGGGAATCTTGTCTTGGCTCATGTTGCGATCATCCTCAGATTGCGGACACGCGGAATGGCAGCACCATTTGGCATACCAAACATGACTACCTTGATTGAGAAGGACTTGAACTTGGGCAGCGTTGTGTTTCCAATATTTGTAAAGGTCACTTCGCGGAAATCATTGTCTGATGTAGATACTCCCGTATCCGTGGTGGTCAACTCAATGTAATCAACATTCTCGTAGTCATCCTCGCTCACGGGCACGGGACGCACGAACACCTTGATAGTGGCAGCAGAAGAATTGCCCTTCTTTGGATTGCAAAGGGACATCGAGACTGTGATGTTTTCTGCTTCCATTCCACTTTCCAAGGTCACGCGCTTGCTGATGTATCGGGCCTTGGTTTGGTAATTCAGAGCAATTCCATCATTCGTTGGCTCAAGTTCGCCGTTGTATCCAACACTATTAGGATCGACATCGTTTGAATTGTTGATAAGGTTGCTTACCGTCAACATGCTAGACTTCTGAGCATCAAAGACGGGGGAAGCATAACCATCGTTGTTTGCTGCCATTCTCACCCTGAGTTCTGTCAGGATACCGCCCTGAGAGGTAGAGGTCGAGAAGTTCAAATAGCCATTATCGGGAATGATGTTCTTGTTCGGAATCATCGGATCGTATGTGGTTGCGGATGAATTAAAGATTGTCTTATATGTCAGAGTCGAACCTTCGGGGGAGAAATCGACAGCATTCAGACGGAGTTCATTGGCATCAATTGAGAGTGTCCCGCTTGCAAAAGCAGCATTTGTAAATGTTGACTCGCCACTTCCGCTAAACTTACAGACATTCAAACGGATCGCCATGGTCTCATTGTCCGACTTGATCAACTTGCCTGTGTTCTGCGGCTTGAACAATGATCTCATGAGTGGCTGCTTGCTGACCAAGATCTTCGGATCTTCTTCGGAAGAACGGAGAATCGTGTTTCCGATTGTTCCTGTAAAGAGGCTAAAGTTGGAGGAGTTGGAAGACACACAGATCGCGTATTCTTTCCCTGGCAACAAGTAGACAGGTGACGAGAATGCAAAATTTGTTTTATCTTGGTTTCCTGTAGCAATTAGATCCGCAACATTGATGTCACCTGAATACTTGACTGCTGTTGCGAAAGGAAGAACTTTCGATGGATGTGGGTAGCCCGAGAGCGTTGGACGCACCTGTACCGTGACAGGAATCGTTCCAAGGGTATCCTTCGTGTTGAAGTAGAGATCGACTGACTTCAGGAAGATGCCACTTGGATATTTCGTTGGATCGACATAGAAAGTCTGAGAGATTGGATCTGAGTAGCCACGAATCTCCCCCGCCTTCGTCATGACTTCGGTCAGATTTGATACCACCTTCTCCGACTTGACTGACTTTCTACGAGTCTCAAGTACGCGAGTGGAAAGTTGATTGTCCTCACCGACCGAGTCATAGGCACCCTCTACAGCGTAGGTTGCCTCAGCCGCCATCGTTGAATTCGAAACAGAGTCAATGTTTGACACATCGGTGATTCGAATGTTGTGGCGACCGACGAGGAAGTTCTGCTCGTATTGACCTGAGGTCTGATTGATCGAATTGAAAAGGAAGTTTGTCGATACCTCTCCATATTGGTTGGTAACTTGGCTACCGCCTGTGCAATATGCCGTGACATTGATATCGTCACAGAACACATAGAAGGTCGTGCTTGGCTTCAATCCCTTTGCATTCAGTGAAATTTTCTGCTCACGGGCAATAGGAAGAACATCACGGGCAACGGTCTTGTTGGCAATGATTTTCTTCATGCTTTCGGGTGCAATAGAAGAATTGATCGCGTTTACCGATAGACCCTCAGACTTGGCAGAAAGCAACTTGTTTCTGCTCAGATTCGGACGGCTGTTCTTGCTGTTGAGGTTCTGCTTGCCAAACCAAATCGACTCCCAATCATTGAATCGGGTGCCGAATCCATAGTTGGAGTTCTGCTCCCAATTGTCGTTTTCGCCCTCAATATTGACACGAACCTTCGGCTTCTTGGTATCGTCGTACCAAGTGTCCGACGATGGGCTGAGTGAGAGAGTGCCCATATAATTGATCACATTGAACGGATTGATGATCGTGGACTCACTTGCCAAGAGATGAGAAATCTCAGCAGACTGTGTGTAGTTCAGCGTGTAGATACCATCCTGAGTGTTTCCCGTCAGGTTTCCGCTATGCGAGGTCAATCCATATACGCGAGTGAAGAACGGCGGTCTGAGTTCATTGCTCTCGTAGTCAACGCTTGCAGCAAACATCGGATCAGCATTGTCAGCAACTGCGTGTCCCTTGAACTGATCGACCAAGATACCACGCTTTGGCATTTCATCACCGTTTTCGTCGCGGATGCTTTTTGCCTTGGCTTCCTGTTCCAAAAGGCTAAGAGTCGTGTAGTATTCCACGGCTTCGATGCGCTTCTCAAGATCTCCGATATCACGCATCGTGTAACGCTTATTCTCGACATAACGAACAGATGCGTCATCGCTGTTGAATGTGTATGGATTCACCTGTACGGTGTACAAAGTCATCGCATTTGGATCCTCCGATGGAATATCTGCATTCAAAGAAGGCACACCCGAAATCACCGTGAAGTTACGGTCACGGGTGATTGCAATCTTGTCTGTCCGCGGAAGATAATGAATGTACGAGAATGTATTGTCATTGGCAGACGAATTTGAGGGAATCCATGGTGTGCCCTTTGTATCACCGCTCAGGCTGCGATCAGGGCGGAAGTCGATGCAGTCACGCAACTTGTACTGCACACCATTAGTTTTGCTTGTATATGTTGGTATCGACTCATAGTCGCTATATGAATTGACAGTATACGCCCCATATACACCATCATGGCGGTAGTATTTAACCGTGGCTGAGAAAGGCCCTGTAACTCCTGTTGTTCCTGCAACCGTATACAGCCGCGACCAATCGTAAAACGAATCGCGCTGCCCATTGTCAAAATTGAAGTAAGGAAGCAGATTCACTCCGCTGCTTGCTCCCTTGGTTCCCGTCAAGGACAGGACTTCAATGACATCAGTGTATCCGTTTAGATACAAAGTATCTGATGTAGATCCGCGACCATCGCCTGTCAATCTAGATCCCCACTCGCCCGTGAGCGAGAGGCTTTCCGTCAAAAGAGTCTTGTTTCTCTTGAAGGTTGTCATCGATGTAAGATCATCAATCGGTTCTTGAACCGAATATGAATACACATTCAATCCTGCAATCGCATTCGTAACTGTTACTGATAGTTTTTCTTTGTTTGGTAATACAGCGGCGGCAGTTCCTGACAACACACGACCATTCCCATCAAACACGACAATATCATCATCAGGAAGAGTTACAGTATCGTTCAGCGGGAAACGCATTCCGCTATAAGCATTGAAATCATATGTGAAGGACGCTGAAGGAGCGACCTGTTCCCGCTTGTGATATCCAACGATTGCATAATCGCCTTGTGTGAAAGCGGTAACACCCGATCCTTCGGGCACTTGATAAAGAAGACTTGCTTGACCCTCATTCTCCAATCCACTTGTTCCCGTGAGGGTAAACATGTGGGCTGTAATCCCCTTGATGTGAATTCGCGTGGTGTCCTCAAACGATCCTGTTCCCGAAAGATAGATGTCGTAGAGCGACAAATTGAATACATCGGTAGCGTAAGGATCCAATGAACGAATTCTTGCTGTTCCGAGTTTGTCAATCGCCGCTCCGCTTGCGCCGCGAGACAGGATCACCTGTGGGTGTGCCGCAAGATCGGTGATGCTGTTAAAGGATCCTGTGATCCCCGAAAGCATTACCTTTGTGTAAGGCCCGATGCTTCTTGTAAAGTCACGATTTACCTCGCGGGTCGTGCGGGCGCACGGGATGTCCAACTTGGTCTTGCCCTGAGTCTCAAACTCATAACCAAAGACATAAGCCTTGCCTTGACTTAGTTCTGCCTTGAGAACCTGTGTTGCCCCACTTGCTGTTGGGCCTTTGAGCGTGAGTTCGAACGGAGTAACTGTATAGTTGCCCGATTCGTCATATGTACGACGAGCAAGAGTGTCTTCTAGGACAGCATAGTCAGGATACTTCTCAACCTTGACGATGTCTCCTTCGACCACGCGCATGAATTCCACGAAACCGACACGCGAGAAGTTTTCGACAGCGTCTGTATCGCTTGCTGTGAATCCATGCTGAGTGATTGCAAGATCGATTGCAAACCGATCCGACCCAGGTGCTGCGTAATTGTAGAAGCCGAATGCGGGGTCGTTGAGACTTGTATCGTCTGTGGCTGTAACGAAAGACTTGTTGACGCTGAATCCGATTCGGGTTGTTGGATTGGAGTAATCACGGATCTTGTTTCCCACAGAACCTGTCAGTTGATATGCGCCAATCGACTGTGCATCATTCAGGACGAAATAGCCTTCGATAAAACGAACACCGCGATCTACAGACGCAACTAACGCATCACCCAAATAGCAGCAAGACGGGCCTGTAATCGATGCTGTGATTCCCACTCCGTTTGCTGCGGTTGCCGAAATCAAATCGTTCGCAGCAAACTGAGTTCCGCCTTCCATATACTCAAAAAACAGAACGCTTCTGTTGTTTTCTACTGCGCTGCCTGATAGTCCGCTTTCTGCATGTACAACACGCGCCCGTGCCTTTCCCGCTGCGCTGATGACCGACCCGATAAAGTCATTAGGACTCTCCAAACCACCCAATGCAACCTTTGCATACTTGACTCGATTTTCGCTGATCTGACCGTCAAGTACGATGCTTCCCTCTTCAAACACATGAGAGCCGAAACGCTCAATTTGGTTCTGAAGAAGGCTCTGAATCTGCGTGAGTTCTCTTGCCTGAACACCATACCCAGGACGGAACATCAACCGAAGGAACTTCTTGTCCTCCGAGAAGTCATCGTAATAAGGGTCTACATTGAACAGGCTAGGGTCGTATGACGGCATTTGCTTTCCTCATCAGAAGTCGATAACGATCTTGATCTCTTCCTTTTGCTCAAACCCGCGTTGAATCGGCTTCATATTCTGTATGTATAGGATCTCTCCCGAACGATACTTGAGTTCGCCAGTGTGTACGATTTGTTGGACTTGCGCCGATGCTGTAGTCGAACTATCAACATAGTATGGCGTTGTCATCCCAACATAGAACTTGCCCTGTGTTCCTGTCACGCGCAGAACTCCTGTGGTGCCCGAAGCCCCCGCAGACCAATCCATAACATAGCCATTGGCAGACCCCGTGTTTCCGTATGCAAACAGGGTGTAATCGTCCTCTGCGAAAGAAGCCGAATCGAATTGATTGTTGCCGTCATACTGCATGACAAGCGATGTCGTTTGATCATAAACGCTGCCGCCGTCTGTCGATGTTGGAACGCCACTTCGGCAGCACTCCGAGTGTGCTGTCAGCGAACGAATGACGCTGTCGATTGCTGTGATTTCTGCAACACCGCTGAGACCCGTACCTACAAATCCACCGTAGAGTGGGGTTACTTGGGTAAGTCGTTCTCCCTGCTTGAAGGTGCCCTGAGGCTCCTCCAAATACAAATATCCTGTTTTGTTTGAACCTAAAGAAGGTTCCCATGCATAGACTTCTCCCGATGCACGGGACGGAGGCATAGAGATCTGATAGTTACCGACTCCGATTGCGACATAGCCTTCGTCGAAATCGGTTCCATTTCCCACGAATGCT